CATTAAAGTTATTAACGAGTCACGAAAATAAAGGTTGGTCATGGCAAGAACGCCCGAAATAGAAGGTGTAAAAGACACCATTAAGGCGTTGCGTCGAATTGACCCAGAACTACGCAAAGAGTTCAACCTTAAAGTAAAGGCTATTGCGGCGCCAATGACCGACGCCATGAAAGCCGAATACTCAGACAATCGTTTTCCGTCCGGCACAAAACGGTCGTGGACTGTCGGCAAAACCAGTTCAGAAAGCGGCAGAAAACTATTTCCATTGACAGCTGCTAAAGCCCAGAACGGTGTCAAGGTAAAGATAAATACCAGTTACCGTGACCGCAACGCTTTTTATGTTATGCAAGCAAACCCTGCGGCCGCCATTTTTGATATGGCAGGCAAAAAGAATTTAAACGGTTTAGGTAGTGCTTTTAGTTCAAAGTTTGGCAAAGACGCCAGCCGTGTTATGTGGCCTGTTGCTGAACAAAAACTTAGAGACACACAAGACGGAATTAAAGACTTAGTTAAAGAAACCGAAAAGGTTATACAAAAAGAAGTTGACCGCTAATGGCTATCAAAATTCCGATTTTTAGCGATTACGACAACAAAGGTGTCAGCGACGCCACTTCTTCTTTTGAGGCTTTCGGTACAAAAGTTGGCAACATAGCCAAAACAGCCGCTTTAGCAGTAGCCGCTATTGGTACCGCCGCCGCCGCTGGCGCATACAAAGCAATTACTGCCGCCAGTGACTTAGCCGAAGCCCAAAGCAAAGTCAATGTTATTTTTGGTGAAGATAGCGCCAAATATATTCAACAGTTCGCCGACCGTGCTGACGTGGCTTTAGGTCAGTCAAAGCAGTCTGTAATGGACGCTGTAGGTACTTTTGGTACGTTTGCTAAAGCCGCTGGTTTATCAGGTGATTACGCCGCCGAATTTTCAATGGAATTTACGACGCTGGCGTCAGATTTGGCGTCGTTTAATAACACCAGTCCCGAAGAAGCAATACAAGCCATAGGTTCAGCACTTCGAGGCGAATCGGAACCGTTGCGCAAATACGGTGTCATGCTTAACGACGCCGCCCTAAAAGCCGAAGCGGCCGCACAAGGTATTTATAACGGTATCGGCCCGTTAAATGACCGGCAAAAAATTCTGGCCGCTGAAGCCGTTATCTATAAACAAACCGCTGACGCCCAAGGCGATTTTGCAAGAACTAGCGATGGATTAGCAAACAAACAACGCATTTTCAAAGCGCAATTAGACAACCTTGTGACCACTATTGGTGGCAAGTTGCTACCTATTTTTATGAAATTTACAGATTTCATAACAACAAAACTTGGGCCGACAATCGGCATGTTAACTAAGGCTTTTGAAAAAGACGGTTTGGCTGGAATCATTCGAATTGTTCAAGAACAACTGCCAAAGTTAAAAACACTGTTAGGCGACGCCGTGTCAATGTTTGCGGCATGGCTCAAAGACGCTTACCCACCAGCCTTACAGGCATTGTTGGACATGATGTACGACCTGGGGCAATGGCTACAAAACACGGGCCTGCCAGCATTAGCAAAACTTTTAGGCAAAGGCGCTGACGCACTTTGGAACTGGATTAAAGAAGCCGCACCACCGGCCGTAAAGCGCCTGGCTGAACTGATGGGTGACTTGGCTAACTGGATTCTTAATACAGGTTTGCCGTTACTTGTCAACAAACTTATTGTTTTGGGTAATGCTTTGGTTGATTGGATTAAACCGCAGATTGTGCCAGCGTTAAAAGCGTTAGGCGATTTGTTGCTAACAATCCTTAACTGGGTGGTCACTGAGGCTGTACCGAAGTTGGGCGCCCAGGCTGTAAAACTTGTTGGTGCTTTAACTGGTTGGGTTGCAAAACTTTTGCCTGAAGTTGTTTTTGGTTTAGGTCGTTTTGTTGTAGACCTGATTGCCAAACTGCCTGGCTTGTTTGTTGATTTAATTTCTTCTATGGCAAGCCTCGGCACAAATTTAGGTGCTTCTTTAATTAGTTCGTTAGTTGAAGCGTTAAAGGGATTGGGCAGTAAAGGGTTAGAAGTTGGCAAAGCGTTTGCTAACGGCATTATCGGTTTTATTAACCGTAACGTCATTGACAAAATTAACGAATTAGTTGAGTTTAAAATTAGTGCTTTTGGTGCAAGTTTTACGGTTAACCCGCCTGACATTGGCCGTATTCCTATGCTTGCCGAAGGTGGCATTGTCACAGGCCCGACCTTGGCGATGATTGGTGAAGGCAACGGCCCTGAGGCAGTTATACCGTTGTCGAAGTTGGGCAGTATGGGCTTTGGTGGTGGCGGTGGCGGTATTACTGTCAATGTGACTAGCGCAGACCCAAACGAAGTTGTTAGGGCTTTGCAGGCTTACAATCGAAACGTGGGCAGGTTGCCGGTGACTGTGCAATGACAGTTGAACAATGGATTTTTCGTCGTGGCGTTGCTGGCACAGATTTTACTACTTCTGTTATTTCGTTTAGTGGTACCGCTGGCCGTCAAAACTATTTAGATAACTACGGTGGCGGTACATTCCAAATAACAATTAAAAATCAGGCAAACGAAGCCGCTAACTTTACCCGTGGTTTAGAAGTAAAAATTGTTTTTAGTACTGGCAACACGTTTGCTTATGGCACAGTTTCAGGCGTCACTTTTTCGGATTACCCAGGCAACACAGGTTTGTCGACTGCAACAATTGTTTGCCAAGACGAATTAACCAGAGCTGGAAAATTTACTTTGCAGGACTTTGCTGGCTACAGCCAACAGAACACGACAAGACAAGCCGAAAGAACCAACGAAGCGTTTACAGGTTTAAAAACACCTGACGTTAATAGAGTTGGTGAAGGTAATAGTACAGCGCAAGCCGTGACTCTGTACAACGGCACTATTTTAAACCGTCTCAATTTGTTAAATAACACTGAACGTGGCACTTTGGTGGCGGCTTCCGCAGGCATATTTTTTATGGCTCGTAGTACAATTTTAGATTTCAACACAGTTAATTTGCACAGGTCAACATCATCTACAACTTCTATTGCCTACACAGCGTTACGTCGAATTAACGCTTTAAACAATTTTAGAAATCAAGTTACTGTTAGCCGCAATGACCCTGCTGGCACAGCATTAGCGCCCGTGTTTGCTAACAACACTGACAGTCAAACCGCCAATGGTATTGCAGGTTTTAACTTTGAATCAGCAGACTTTGACAGCACTCAAGCGACAAACTTGGCTTCGTGGATTAGTTACACCCAAGGCGACCCTACAACCTTGCGTTTTGAAGTTGACTTTGACGACGCCACAGCAAACACCACAGCAATTAGAGACTTTATATTGAACTACCAAACTTTTCACGATTCGGCGTCAGTTTTGACTTGGCGTGTACCTGGCGCTGGTAGCGATACCGCCACCAATGTGGTTGCTGAAGGTTACAGTTTTAGTGGCGTGCCGGAACAAACTAGTTACACCTTTTATTTTTCGCCAGCGTCTTTTTATGATGTCTTTATTTTAGACAGTAACGAATCAGGTATTTTGAACACCAGTCGACTCGGCTGGTAAAGGAGAAAACATTATGGCATCACCTAACTCAACCTTCTCGTCGGGCGCAGTCCTGACCGCACAAAATATGAACAATCTGCCTTTTGGCTATGTTGCGAGCGCAAATTCATCAACGGCACAGACAGGCATAACGACCGCAACAGACCTGACAGGCTTAACCGTTACTTTTACAGCCGTAGCAAATAGGCGCTATATGTTCATCGGCTCAGTTAATGCCTACGGCACTGTTGGCCAATGGGCGAACATTTTTCTTGTTGTAAACGGGGCAGGTGTGCGAAATTTTAGAAGCGCCTTTGGTCAAACTAACGGTTTTAACACTGAAACATACCAACATATATTTACTACTACCGCTGGTTCTTGTACCGTCAAATTGCAAATGGCCCGTGAAAGCGCAGGCTCAGCCGTAGTTAACAATTACGCAGACGGCAGTTACTTGTGCAACATCACAATCTTGGACATGGGAATTTCATAACCATGAAAACGCTAGCCATCGTCGCAGGACTAGCCATCGCTTTAGTCGTATGGATATGGTCATGACCTTCAACCCATCAAAAGCCCTGATCGCATTAGTCGGCTTAATTTGCATGACCGTACTTATCGCAGTCGGTTCAATAGACCAGGACCAGGGCTTGCCAATTATCACAATGATTGTGGGCTACTCAGTCGGCAACGGAATGGCGGCCCTAACAAACAAAACAGTTGAACCAATCGTAAAGAAAAAGGGACAATGACCACCTACCCTGTGTTACCCATCATCATGCCAACAGATTTGACCGGACAAAAAAACGGGTACGTTGTGGCAACCGTGCTACGCACAATCCAAAAGCCATCAGGACAATTAGAACAACATGCCGCTACCGCTTGGAACTGTCTACAACTAGCCGCTTACTTTTCAGGGTTGACCCTTAACCAGGTTGGTGCCTATCGCAGTTACAGCCAACAACTGGCGATGTTCAATGACCGCTATTCGACTACCGACATGGGCCGAGTACCGCAAGTAACTCGTATTTGGCAAGGCAAAAAATACTATTTGAAGCCAGGCAAAAGCCCCAGTGCCACACCAGGCAACAGCGACCACGGGTGGGGTTTAGCGATAGACGCCGCTAACTGTGGGGTTAATTCGCCCTTATGCAAATGGTTGTCAGGCGACGGTTTTATAACCTCTGAAGCCCTTAAATACGGGTTTACTTGGGCCGTAGCAGACCCAAAAAACCCTAACTTTGAACCGTGGCACCTGCAGTATGTAACAGGCGATACATGGACCCAAGGCGTACAAGACGCCATAAAGGTTTTTCCCAATTTGATAGCGTAAGACTTGACTTCGACTTGATTAGTCGGTAAACCAATC